AAATTTAATTTAAAGTATGACTCAAGATCTATATGAGCCATGACTATTCGAAAAAATTTGTTATACCCTCCAACGTCACATCGCTTTCAACATTTGTTTTTGGATTAGTTACCTTGACTGTATGGGACAATTTAGGCATTGTTTCAAAAAAAGTTTCAATCAGTTTGAATTGTTTTGAATCTAGAGTTCCTAACCAATCATCTAACTCTTTTTTAGTGCAGTCAGAAGCAGACCATGATTCCTCTTGACTAAAAACCATATCAATACAAGATGTTATCACACTAAAGGAATCATCAACACTAATTTGTTGATTACTACCGATAGAAAAATTATTTTGAACAAATTGATTTAAAGATGGATATTTCATTCTTAAAGTATACACTCCATCCAGTTCAATATCACAGTTATGATTTTCATCTTTTTTAACTTGTATCTCATCAATGTAAATTTTAGTATCAACAGTTGTCTCATTATCATCAGGACAAGTTACAACTACATCTATAGATTCACCCACTGATTTTCCACGTATATTTAAGAAAATATATTCAATGTCAAATGTGGGTAGATCATCTACTTTCACACCCCTCGTTATAATACAAGATTTTAAAGTAGATTTAATAGCATTTGTAATTTGTTTTTGATCTTCACTTTCTAATGCAAGAATTAAGATTTTTTCTTCTTTAACAAGAAAGGGTCTATATTTTATTTTTTTCCCCGTCGATGGTAAAACCAATTCATAAGTCGGGGTGGCTATTTGTGGTAAAGGCATAATATTTTATTCAGTATTGTATATAGCAGGGTTTTAGTAAGGATTATTATAATAATTATAATTGTTAGAACCATAGGAACTTGAACCATCAGATTCAGAACTAGAAGAACTCTCTGTGCTAGAGGTAGTTTCTCCAGAGGAGTCAGTAGTTGTAGTTGTTGTTGTAGTTTCGGTTGTAGTTGTTCCACCTCCACTGGACTCGGTTGTTTGAGTTGTTTGAGATGTTCCCTCACCTGCAGCAGTTTGTGTTTCTGTAGCAGGATTTGTTTCTGTAACTGGATCACCAACAATCACACTGGCAGGTAAACTCTCTGCAACAGTATCATATATTATAGCGTGTGGGTAAGGAGCATGCCTTTCACCAACCATCTTCACACCCATATGTTCGTGATATGGCCCATAATATGGTTCACCAGTTACATATCCTACTGGTTTTGTTAAATTTGGATCGTTTGAACTAGGTGCTATCTCTCTTCCAACTGCTCTTGGTCTAAGAGGATTGACTTGAGTTAATTGATTAGTATTTGCAAGTCTTTCTCTTACTGATTGTTGTGCATTTCCATGTTTCTCAATAGTATGTCTCAAGTAACTAAACACAACTGTTACTTGTAAAAAAGTACTACCATCATAAGACATTGGAACAGCATTAATATCAACAGGAAATGTATCAATAAAACGATAAGTCAATAATGGCATATTCTTGAAGGTATTGTTCTTATCATTTGGATTCTGTAAAAAGTCTCTTTCAAACTTTGTGCTCTTTTCTATTCTACGATAATCATCTGGATATCTAAATCTTGAATATGTATTTCTTTCTTGATATGCATTTAACTGACTTGATCCAGATCCATCGTACCTACCATTTGATTCATTATAAACTGGATTGATATAATTCATCCACTCCTCAAACATACGCAATACATTATAATCATCATCAATATAAAAAGTTAAATCAAATTGATTATAGATTCTTCTTGATGCAAATCTTTCTATCATTCCTTGACGACTTCCCATCTCTTCTGAGATATCAAAAGATGCACCAGGCAATGATGCTTGAGAACATAAAAAATCATACTTCTGAAATGTAGAAGTTGTATCATTAAACAATCCACAGTTAGTTAAGTATTCAAATAGACCTAAATTATTGCCTGATGCAGTCCTACGAACAAGATCTAACGATACTTTGAATTGACTTGATATCGCAAGTTTCGAAAATATTGGACTCGCATTAGGTATACTTAAGTGTAAATCTTCTGATCTTATTGCCATCTAAATAGTTTTTAAATTGTTCCTGATAATATATGTATGTCATATAAAGGAAAATATTATCCAAGATACCCGAAAAAGTATAAAGGAGATCCCCGAAATATTATTTATAGGTCTTTGTGGGAAAGAAAATTTATGAATTACTGTGATCTGAATGAGACAATCAGTGAATGGCAGTCAGAAGAGTTCTGGATTCCGTATCGTTCTCCAATAGATAATCGTGTTCATCGTTACTTTCCAGACTTTTTCGTTAAGTATATTGATAAGAAGGGAAACAAAAGAACTATGGTTGTAGAGGTTAAACCAAAAAAAGAAACGAAGATGCCACAAGTAAATCCGAAGAAAAGAACAAAGTCATGGGCTCATTCAGTACAAACGTATGCAGTCAATCAGGCAAAATGGAAAGCAGCAAGAGAGTTCTGTGCTGATCGCAACATTGAATTTAAAATTATGACAGAAGATAATTTAGGTATCAAATGACTATCGGAGAAAGAATAAGAGACAGAGCACGAGTAGAAGCAAATGCAAGTCCAGATTGGTATGCAAATGAATTATATACTGAACTTTCTGAAGTTGCAGAGACTCGCTTTCCAGAAATTGGAGAACTTTGTTTCTTCTCATACACTGCTTCATTTCCAGAGAAGTATCCATTCTATGATCGCAGACCACTTGTTTATGTAATGGAATTTCAACAAGATAAGATGCTTGGTGGTAACTTACACTACCTAAATCCAGATTATCGTGATGGAGTTGCAAAAGGTCTTGTCAATAAAACAAGTCTCATCTTACCAAAGAAGACATTGCATAGGTATTTTTATAGTAACATTGGAGACATTTTTATCATTCCACCTGATCCTGAAGAGTATGAAAGTGTTGCACAGTTAGTAACTGAGAATTTCTCTGATAAATACGGACAGAAGGTATCACCACAGAAGGCTTGGGATAGTATTTAAATGTCAAGAACAAATAATCCAAATTTAAATAATACAAATGCTGACACTGCTGTTGAGATAGGCGTTAGATCTATTGAGTTTAAGAATGTAGATCAGGGAGGTGTTATCGGTGGTGGTGTGGGTTCTAGATTATACTTGTCAGAAAATGGAGAAGTAAGATTAGTTCAAAAAAATATTTTATTTCAACAAGCAGCAAAATTATATGATTTTGACAAGGGAGAATGGACACCACTAGGAGAAGACTTAGTTCCAGATGAAAATGATAGAACAAATCTTTTAAATGCAACAAAGAGAGAATTACAACAAGAAATTGCAAGAAGAAAAAAATCAAACCCAAATCAAAAAGATGTTACCATAGGTGCTGATTCAATTATAAATGCAAAGGGTGAAGAAACTAAAGACGATCAAGAACCTGATAAAAAAGATGATGAAGAAAAAGATGGAAATGGTGGTCTGCCATTTGCTAGTATAGAGGACTTACAATCAGAGTTTAAAAAACTACAAAAGACTGATAGCATACTACAAAGATTAAGTTTAAGAAACCTTAAGTACCCATTGGATGCGGACTATGGAAACACTCAAGATTATATACAAATAAATCAATTTACATATCAAGCAGTCAACCCATCAATAATTTTTCCACAAAAAGGGTTTAGAGACGACGATAAAAAATTTATTCCTGGTTCGGATAAAGAAGGATATAAAGGTGGTGGAACAAGAGAAGGTGCTTTTCAAGCAGGATCAAGGCAAGCTACAAACACGATATTTAATGGATTAGATAGAGGATCTCCAAAAAATATTCCCATAGGTTTGGTAAAACTTCCAATGCCAAATCAATTAAATGATTCAAATAATGTTGCATGGGGTGAAGATCAATTAAACGCACTTACCGCAGCTGCAGCAACTTTAGGTGCGGGTGGACTTCAGCAAGGAATTGATTTTTTTGAAGATATTGCATCAGGTGAAATCAAAGGCCCTCTCGATGCAATTGGAAGAATATTGAGTGGTGCTGGAGATTCAGCTAAAGGTTTGATTGGATTTTTAAATGAAGCTGCTGCTAACAAAAATTCAAATCTTCTAGCAAGAAGTGTAGTTGGATCGTCACTCTTAAATTTGGCTGGATTTGGTTTATCTCCAGAAGCAATTCTTGCAAGAGGTGCAGGTGTGATACCAAATGCTAACTTAGAATTATTATTCAACGCACCAGCATTAAGAGCATTCAGATTTGATTGGAAAATGAGTCCTCGTAGTCACGAAGAATCAATTCGTATAAACAATATTATTCGATTTTTTAAACAAGGTATGGCCGCAAAGAAAATGAGTATAGATGGTTCTGCTAGTAATTATTTCTTAGGAACTCCGAATGTATTTGATATTGCTTTTAAAACATCAAAAACAAATAGAGAGATAACAAATACGAATCATTCAGTATTAAAAATTAAAACATGTGCATGTGTTGGTGCTGCAGTTAACTACACTCCACAAGGAATGTGGAATGCATATGAAAAAGGTCAACCAACATCTTGTATATTATCATTACAATTCAAAGAACTCGAACCAATTTACAGCACAGATTATGAAGAAGATCCATTTGAATATGATAATTTAATTGGTGCAGTTCCAGCAGACGCAGTAGGTTACTAATGGCATATTTCGAAGAATTACCTAACATAGCATATCCTTCTCTTTTACCTTCAAGTAATAAAATTGAGGATAGAATTCTTGTTAAAAATATTTTTAAAAGATCAAAGTTAAGAACTGATATTGATCAGGCAATCACTGCTTTTAATTATTACTATGTTGAACAAGGTATGAGACCAGACATGGTTGCTAAAAGTTTATATGATGATTCCGAGTTAGATTGGGTGATACTTACAGCAAATAATATTACTAACATAAGAGATCAATGGCCTCTTGAGCATAACGATTTACATGAATATATGTTGGATAAGTATGGATCAGAAGCAAATATAAGTGGTATTCATCATTATGAAACTAGAAAAATAGTTGATGAATATAATCGTGTTGTAATACCTGCAGGTTTAGAAGTCGATGTAAATTTTAGTTTTAAATATAAAAACTATTCAAATTCAATTGTAACTGTAAATCCTGTGTCAGCAATTACAAATTATCAATATGAAGTCAAACTCAATGATGAAAAAAGAAGAATCAAAGTATTAAAACCACAATTTGTATCTCTATTTTTATCAGATCATAAAAATATTATGAAATATGATCGTTCATCTGATTACATTTCAAGTAAATTAAAGTCAACATATAATCCAAGAATATCAGGGGTAT